TGGACCAGGGCCGATCTGATGGATAAAGAATGTTACCTGGGCTTGGACCTTTCCACGACGACGGACCTATCCGCGCTGGCTGCTATATTTCCACCCCAGGGCACCCAGCTCGATTGGCGTGTGATCTGGGATTGCTGGATCCCAGAAGAAAACATGAAAGAGCGGATCGCCAAGGACCACGTGCCTTATGACCGGTGGGCAGCCGGTAGATGGATCACGCCTACCGAGGGTAACGTGGTGGATTACACCAAGATCGAAGCGGCGATCCTGGAGATGAAGAAGTTCTACAAAGTGATCGAGCTGGATGCTGACCGGGCATTCGCCACCATGCTGATCCAGCGCCTGGAGCAGGCCGGAATTATCTGCGTGGATGTGCCGCAGACATTCGTCAGCTTGACCGATCCACTGAACCAGACCGAGGTGCTGCTCAAGGAAGGCAAGATGACCCACGAAGCCAGCCCGGTGGCCAGGTGGTGTTTTGGCAATACATCGATCGCCACGAATGGACAGGGGTTTATCAAATTCGTGAAGGAACACAAAGGCAAATCGGTGGTGCGGACCAAGCGGATCGACCTTACGGCGGCCTGGATCAACGGCATGGCCAGGGCAAGATTTTATGGGGGCAGCGTGGACCTGAGCGCGGCGATCCTGGATAAGGATTGGGGCATGTGATGAGACTGGACATCGCCTGCGGAAATCATAAGGACCTGGGCTGGATTGGGATAGATATCCAGCGGCTACCAGGCGTGGATATCATCCATGATCTGAACGTGCAGCCTTGGCCCATCGAATCGGCCAGCGTGGATGAGGCGAAGGCCTGGCATATTATCGAACATATCCCACCAGTTTGCGTGACGGAAAACGGCACGCGGCGACCCTTCCTTGAGTTTATGGATGAATGCTGGCGGGTATTGAAACCGGGCGCGAGGATCGATATCGAAACGCCATATGGATCTTCGGATGGTTTCGTTCACGATCCTACCCACTGTAACCAGGTGGATGAGCTAACCTTTGAATATTTCGATCCGGATTATGGCCGATTCCAGGTCTACCAGCCCAAGCCCTGGAAAATACAGGATATCCATTGGACGCGGGACGGAAATGTAAACGTCATTCTGGAAAAGAGAATAGAGAGCTATGCTGAAAATGTCTGAGATGCGCGATTGCTTTGCCGGGAGACCGGCGGCGATATTAGGCGGCGGGCCCAGCCTGCCAACAGACATGGAGAGATTGCCCAAGGATTGCCTATTGATTGGAGTCAATTATCACGCCTTCTATTTCTGCCAGCCCGACTTTTTGGTTTATAACGACCAGCCGGAGTGCGACCCGTTGCTGCTCGAAGCGGTCCAAAGGGGAGCGGCGACCCGTGTGAGCTCCGATCCGACGTCGGATATCAGTTTTGATGTGGATGTATGGACCGGGTTCTACAGCTCGAACACGGCGGCCTGGTTCGCCCTATGGATGGGCTGCGATCCGGTGATCCTATGCGGGATGGACTGCTACCAGGGAGAGGCGGTCTACTGCCACCCATACCAGGGCGACTCGCCTACCTTCCATTACCCGCTCGACCACCACATCCGGCCGTGGATCGAGGAAGCGCGGGCATCGTGCCCGCACCCGGAGCGGCTGCGGGCGATGTCGGGTCCGCTGGTGAACGTCTTTGGAGCTTATCTTGAAGCGATGGCTGCTGCCTTTTCTTGACGATATCTTGCTGGTCCTGGGCTGTGTATGTATCCTGTATGGTTTGTCGTTGTGGAACATCATCATTACCTGGATTGCCGCAGGCCTGATCTTGATCGGCCTGGCGGTCCTGATTGGAAGGGCAAAGGCTCAAAATGTTGTTAAGTAGCTTACTGAGCGGCCAACCAAAACCAGTAGTGGACCCGAACGCGACGCCGCGCCCGGATTACGCCCAATCCTGGGGCTACACCACCGAATCGGGCGAGCGGGTTTCAGTGGCGGGGGCGCAGTCCATCGCGACGGCCTACCGGGCGAAGAATATCATCAGCGATGACGTAGCCAAGATGCCATTCCAGATGGTCCAGAGGATAGGGCGCAGCGTGGAGCAGGTGCCGCCTAGCGCGGTTACACGTAATATGGCCTACCTGCTGCAAGTCTCCCCGAACCTGTGGGGCTGGACACCATTCCACTTCAAAAAGGCGAGCATCGAATGGCTGTTATTCTACGGCAACAACTACATCTGGAGCCCGATTGTAGGCCCGCGGCAGCTGCTGATCCTGCCGGCGGACAAGACCACGCCGGTGTTCGACCTGGACGGTAACCTGTGGTACCGGCATACGTTCAACAATAACAGCATTCAATATATCCCCTCGGTAGAGATCCTGCACCTGATGATCAACCCAGACGCCACGGGGTTTGTGGGGCGCGGCGTCATCACGTTTGCGCGCGAAACATTCGGCCGCCAACTGGCTGCCCGGAAAACACAAAGTCGGTTTTTTGCGCAGGGTTTTATGCCGGCAGCGTACGTGCAAATGCCGGGCGAGCTGAACGCCGAAGCGCGTAAGAAGGTGAGGCAGGCTTACGAAGAGACATTGAGCGGTTCGGCTAACGCCTACCGGTTGGCGGTCTTCGACAGCCGGATTACCAAATTCGAGGCGATCAACATCCAGCTCAAGGACGCGCAGTTCCTGGAGAGCATCGACGCCACCGACCGGGATATCTGCAACTTCTTCGGCTTATCCGAACACATGCTCAACCGCGGCAAGGAAGCCTATAACTCCAACGAGCAAAAATACATCGAGTATCTGCAAGGGACGCTCGATTCGTTTCTGGTGCCGTGGGAAGAGGCGGCCCGGATCCGCTGGCTCTCGGTGGAAGAGCAAACGAATACTTATTTCCGCTTTGTACGCGAGTCGCTGCTGAGGATGGACAGCAAGGCCCGGGGCGAGTCGATGGCCATCCGCATCCAAAATGGGATGATGACACCCAACGAAGGCCGGGAAAAGGACGATATGTCCGCATACCCGGACGGAGATCGCTATTACATGGCGGGTAACATCCTGCCTATCGGAGGAGGACCGAATGCCCAAAACCCATAACCCAATCCGCTGCTTCGAAGGCAGCACCCAGCCGAACGAGCCGTTCTGGACCTGGCAAAACGTGGCCGGTGGAGAGCCCGAGCTGGAGTTCAACGGTTATATCTCCGAATACTCCTGGTTCGAGGATGACATCACCCCTAAATTGTTCCGCGATGATTTGCAGCAATATGGGCAGGGCGGCCCGATCACTATCCGGATGAATAGTTACGGGGGGGATGTGATTGCGGCGAGCCTGATCAGCACGTATATCCGGGATTACCCGGGACGGGTGACGGTGCAGATCGACGGCGTGGCAGCCAGCGCAGCCACAGTGGTGGCTGTGGCCGGGGATGTGGTCAAGATGCAGCCAAGCGCCTATTTTATGATCCACGATCCACTGGTGGTTTTCTTTCTGGCTGCACTTAACATCGAGGAAATGACCCGCCTGGCCGCCAGCCTGCAATCGATCAAGGAGGGCATCGTGAATGTCTACGAGGCCAAGACCGGGCTTTCCCGGCCGCGCCTGTCCAAGCTGATGACGGATGAGACCTGGATGGACGCTCGGAAAGCTATCGACCTGGGCTTTGTGGATCAAATCATCATGGCGGGGAAAAAGCAAATCGAGATCCCCAAGAATACAGCCGTGGTCAACGCGCTGCACAATTTCAAGAACGTTCCGCCTGCCATCATGCAGGCATTTGACCGGGATATCCCGTCCGAGACGGCTGAAGAGGAGCCGGTATTGATGACGGATGAAATGCAAAACGAGGCGCAGAACCTGCGCGAGCGAATTGTATCTATCTTAGAAAAGGAGCATCACAATGACGGTTGATTTAAAACCATACTTCGACGCCGTAAACGCGGCAGAGGCGGAAGTGCAGCGCGTCGCGCACGAGATCGACGAACTGTTCCGCGCGGAAACGGACGAAAGCAAAGCCGAGGCGCTAGGGATGAAACCCCTGCTCGATGCAGCCCTGGCCAAGCAGGCCGAGGCGGATGCGCTCTACGAGGCCATGCAAATGACCCACCGGCCAAACGACGCGGCGAAGAACTTTGTACCCGTTTCCACCACATCCCCCGACGATGCAGAAGGACACCAGCCGTCGGTGATCAAACGCCAGGAATATGACCGGCTGAGCCTGGTCGACCGGGCGAAATTCATCCGCTCCGGCGGAACCATAGAGGACTAGAAAGTCCAATCCTACCAACAACCTTTAGGAGAATGAGGAGATTTTGAAATGGCTAACACTTTAACCGGATTAATTCCAACCATCTACGAATCGCTGGATATTGTCTTGCGGGAACTGACCGGTTTCATCCCGTCAGTGACGTTTGACGCTTCTGGTGAGCAGGCAGCAAAAGACCAGACTATCAGCTGGCCAGTGGTCCCGATTATAGCGGCTGGCAATGTGACACCGGCGGCGACCGGACCGACCCCGACCGATCAAACGATCGGACCAGGCACGATGACCATCAGTAAAAGCCGTTCTGTGGTTTTTGGTTGGAACGGTGAAGAACAGAAATCCCTGGGTGGTATGGCACGGAAGATCTTGGTCGATCAATTCGCTCAGGGCATGCGCACGTTGGTTAACGAGGTCGAGGCAGACCTGGCAGCTCTGTATATCAATTCGTCCAGAGCCTATGGTACGGCTGGCTCTGTCGCGTTTGACAGCACGAATAAAATCAGTTATCTGGCCCAGGTGCTCAAGATCCTGGAGGATAATGGAGCTCCGACCGGTGATCTGCAACTGGTGCTGAATACTACGGCAGGGGCAGCTCTGCGGAGCCTGGTGGAGCTATACCAGGCTAACAATGCCGGATCGACTGATTTACTGCGCCGGGGAGTTCTGCTCGATCTGTATGGTTTCGCGATCCGCGAAAGCGCGCAGGTCAAGCAGCATACGGCGACTGCGACCGGATACCTGGTCGATCTGACCGCCGGATATGCCATCGGGACGACCACTTTCCACGTGGACACCGGCACGAATAATATCGCAGCGGGTGATCTCATGACGAACACCAAGACCGGGCGTGATACGAATAAATATATCGTCGCGACCGGCGCGGCTGGTGCAGGTGATCAGGATATCGTCCTGGCTAAGCCAGGCATGAAAGTTGCCTTCGTCAATAACGATCCTTTGACCTTTGCGTCCTATGCCGCGAATCTGGCATTCTCAAGGTCAGCGATCGCATTGATAACCAGGGTACCAGCCATGCCGGAAGGCGGCGACGATGCGGACGACGTGACGGTGATCACGGATCCACAGACCGGGCTCAGCTTCCAGGTTGCCATGTACCGGCAATACCGGCAGCTGGCCTTCGAAGTGGGGCTGGCCTGGGGCGTGAAGGCAGTCAAGACTGAAGCTATCGCGACCTTGCTGGGATAAGTTAGCTATTAGCTATTAGCTATTAGCTATTAGTCAAATAACCCCCCCATAATGGGGCGAGCTGGTGGGCAAACCGCTGGCTCGCCCCAACAGGAGAGGATGAGCGGAAATGGCTAACATCCTGACGGAGCTCGAGGGGGCGGCGGTCTTGCGGTGTGATGAGAACGACCAGAACATGCTGGACCTGCTGCCGCAGGTGGATGGGTATATTCAGTACGCCACCGGGCGGGATTGGACTGTGGACAGCCCGATCCGAGCGGAGGCTAAGGCGGCGGCGCGCATGCTGCTGGTGCGCTGGCACGAGGATCCGGGAGGAATGGGAGCGGGCGGCGCGCTGGGTTACGGCCTGGCGGCGGCGTTGATGCAGCTCGAGGCGCTGGCTTTGCAGCTCAGAACGGCCGGTACGCCGGATGAGCCGCTGATCCTGGTCAACACCAATATTGACGGCTACATGGCGGTTGACGCCAGATTCGTGCTGGCGTTCAACTATCCGATGGATCCCGGTTCTACCGCGCGGGTG